GACATGCCAGCAGGACGGCACGCCAAATTCTTTACCACTTCTTTGGCAACGTCATAGATGTAAGGAAAGACGTTGTAGTCCCAATTGGACTTGTCGCTTTCCAAAACCTTACGGCCTTCGAAGATCCCGGCTAGATGGGCGATATCACCACCTCGCTGCGGATTGAACGCATACTTGATGGGAGACTCTTTCCAGTTTGTGACCAACACGTCAGCAAAAGGACCAAAAACACAATTGTTTTTGATCGTCTTATGCAACGGCATGCCCGTTACTGGGCGGGGCATGCAGCGATCCAGTTTCTCTCGCTTTGTTGGTTCCGCTTTGATGAAGGCTTTCAACTCCACCTCCGTACTGTCCCACTCGCGAAGCACGTGCTCAGCAAAACCTTCCTTCGTGTAGGCTTGTAGCACGCGCTCTATCGTCGCGTGACCAGAGGACTGGTACGGGTGACCGGGGCTTCTTGACTCCTTGATGGCCGAAGAATCGATGACGTCGAGGACGCGTTCCATAGACCGCCAGTTAGGGTCGGGCTCGTATCGATTCGCGGACATCATGTCCTCGATGATACAAACCGCACGATCCACTTCGGCATCTGTGGGTGGCGCTCTCAGCGACATAACGCGCTCGTTGTACAAGCGCAGATGGTTCACGACTGAGGTCTCTTCAGTCTCCGGGTTGATGTCCGGATACGCATACTTCTCAGGGTCGAATCCCAGCTTCTTCAACTCAGCCGCATGAGCGTCTAAGTAAGCAGCGGTCTTTGGGTCTTCCTTGGGGGTATGATTGCAGTGAACCCGTTCCTTCGACGCAAGTTGTCTTACGCCAAACCGGACTTCACACTCCTCCTCTGCGACATTTGTCGCTGGAGTGTCCATCACCACTTCAACCAACGGGTTGCCGCTGACCGCGGCACCCGCCGTTTCCGGGGTGGCATTCTCATCCGCGTACTGCATGAAGCGGCGGTACGATCGATCGGATAAGGGCGTCAGATCAGGGTCCATCAAAGTCTCAACTTCATGAACAAACTTCGGGTTTCCGGAGCGGTATTTCGCCATCACGGCGTCAACCTCATCCTGTGTCCAACCAACGTCAACTCGACCGTTGTTGTCAACGAAGCCCCAGTACTCGCCATAGAGCATCTCTTTGGCTTTGTGGGCACGACCCTTGAACTTGACAGCCCGCTTGACTTTTTCGCGGTCTCCCTCATTCGATTCAGGGACGTGTTGCAGAAGCAACTTGATAACTTCGATCCGGATGGCCACATTGCGGTCACCAGCGGCTGAAACGTGCATTCCGACTACCGCACTACCCGAGTACAGCGGTCCTCCTGAGAATCCGGGGTTAGTCGTGGCTGTATGCCACAGTTCTTCCAGACCCGATGCTGCCAAAGTCTTCCCAGAACTAGTCATGAAAAGCCCATCAACAAAGCCAACGGCCGAAACTGTTTGTCCGTAGCAAGAGTCCTTCTTCACAGAAGAGACGCCCACTCCCAGCTTCGACCATTGAGACTTCGGTAAACGCATCGCAAACACGTCATAGTCACTGGGCGCTTGGTTCGCGTCCAGATCAAAATCCGACTTGGAGTATTTGACAACACCTCCAAGGTCGAGATTGTACAAATTCTTGCGGGCGTTCTTAATGCCCGTAAGGTACACATCGGCAACTCCATTGGCTATCGCATTCGCCACGTGAGCGGCTGTCACCAAGTAGTCATCGACTCGGAAGAAAAGTCCTGTCACCGTCAATTCCGTGCCCTCTGTTGAGACAAGAATGGCCCCTACTGCGCGCGCATCACTCGGAAAGAGTGAGCTGCCCGGCAGAGCCATCTCGTCTTTACGTTGCTGGAGCTGCGTATTGTCGGCCAACACGACCAATCTACCATCGATCACGACCTCATGGATCACTCCATGTTCGGTTGTCTTTCGTGAGAGATACTTCGTCTCTGCAGTCGGCTGCTGGGCTTTCAACGCGTACGTTGTCAGCACCTTCGACTTCACGAGGTGGATAATCCCTAACCACCACTTGACGCATCGGACAAAAATCCAAAGGATCACCAAGGCTGCCAGCAGTTCCACAACTGCATAGCCTTCGTCGCCGACTTGGTCCGCGAGCCATTGCACGACTCCAGCGGTCCGCGCGACTGTGCTCGTCACGCTGCCGACCGCGGCGTCGCTGGCTGCTGCGACCTTTCCGCATACGAACTTCACCAACAGCCACTGCCGTCTGATGAAGCCTTGTTCGACTCCCGCTCTGAGCCCGGCGTAAAACGCCTTGCTCATCAGTGTAACGCGCCACTCCGTGACGTTTTCCACTTGCAGGAACCGCGCAACCCCTTGCGCCACTTCCTCGGCTGAAAGGCCGAGGGGGATCTCTGGGTAAAGTACAGCGCACTGTTCCTTCACCACATCGACCGCAAATGCTGTTTTACCAGTCAGCACTCGCACGTAGAGGCAAGCCTTCAAAGACATAAAGACCACCCGCCATCGGGTCACGGTCTGTGTCAATTGAAAGGCTTTCTGACGTGTGTCAGCCAGATTGGTAACCTCTCTTCCTAGAACTAGGGACGGAGTTGGGACTTGCACGGTCGTCAACATTTCTGTGGCCACGTCCATGACGTGATTTGCCATCGAAATCCAGACCGTTGGTCCATACACTCTCACAATCCCATGGTCATCCAGGGAATGGTGGTGTCGTATCGCGTTCAGGTGCTCGTACCGAACTACGTCACGCGCCTCCTCTTCTGTGAAGACTGACGTGACGTGTATGGCGTGCCACCCGATCTCGGAGTGATCGTTTCCCATCCCTCCGACGTAATACGACCGAACACCACGGGTAACTACGATGGGTCTCCCAAAGTAGGTGTCGTAGTAGTGCTCACGCACCAACAACTCTACCCGCTTGGCATTTAGCCAATTTAGCACGCGGCGCGTGGGTCTGGGCTTCGGACGCTCACACGTAGTGTCATCCACAAAGTCCAGCACCACGTGCTGCATACTCATCGGAAGGTCAAAAAACCGACCGGTAAGCTCACGATTCTGCGCTTCAAAGCTCATGGACGTCGTTAGCTGCCAAACAAAACAATCGAAAATCTCTTTTGAAGATTC